CAAGTTAACAACAAGCAAATCATCGCACGGTAACTGATCGTAAAACTGTTGCCATAGATGTGGAAATTCTTGTTTAAAATTATCTGTCTGTAGATTCAAATTCCAGTCGTCGCCTATTTTTTGTACAAGATCGATAGACTCAAATGGGGAGTACCCAGTTCCTGGAGCACCATAATCCCCGTGTTGCTTAACAGGCAGTATTGCATGTTTTTTCCACCAATGCATGAAATGATCAGGATCTGGAACTTCGAATAACGGCAATGCCAACGGCACTAACAAATATTTTCCATATTTCTGTTCCAACTCAAAAACTTTTGGATTGTTATTGAACATTTTTTCTATTTGAAATTTTCGTTGAAAACTAAGATGATCACGTAACTTTGAATCAGACTTTTCTTTCTCACGAGTTTCTAAGGCACGTTCATTAGGCATGTATTTCATTGAGTTGCCCCGTATTGATTTCGTAGTGTATCGTAATATATTCTGTTATAACGCGGTTGTCTAGAACTTAAATCTATTTCTGGATTAAATGGTGCGCAAGGAATCATCTCTATATGTTCCATGTCTAAATCAATCATGAATATAACACGCCATTCATCTGAGTTATTATATGCACTATGGGAATGTTGATTATTAAATCCCCAAATATCATCCCATGTTACTTCTTCACCACTGGCTTCCAAAAATAAATCACCTTTGGGTATAATCAACGGTATGTGTATTCTTATATACTTGCCTGTTCGGTTTTCAGGACCGGTATGTCTGTGTAAAACTGTTTGCGGTGCTAAAATACTGTAACTAGCTATGGGGCAAAAGTCTCCATATTCTTGTACAAGTTTGTATGCTGTGGGATATCGTTTGGATATACGATCGTTCGGTGATCTATTAAACTCAACATCAATCATATCATCGTGGCGACCATATTTAAATTGCACATTCTTCCAACCACCGATGTTTCTTTTAAATTCGCCACTAACTAAATCTTTTGATTCTATACCTTTAATAGTTTCTTCTAAAGGAACTCCGAACATTCGCAAGTCCAATGCATCTGTAGCATATTTTAAACATGCTTCTTCAACTGAAGAACACCCCTCCATGAATTCATTTCTTAATGCTTCTTGGAAACTCATTAGATAATCAGCTACAGGAATTTCACTTCCTCGCCAGATTTTCTTCATTTGGAAAATTTCTTCTTCTGTCATAAGACTGCCCTAGTAATACGATATTTATTACTAGGGCAGCTTGGTTAAATTATTTTTAAAATTACCAAGTAGCGTCTTTGGCCACTCTTATCCAATTGTTGGTGCTATAACATATGTAGAAGTAATTTGCATCTGCTGAAACTTGGCCTTGTTTGCCTGATGCAGTCTTGCTAGCCGGCACTGCAACAAAACTAGGTAATGTGATGAAAGTTGAGCCGTCATAGACTGCTACACTTTTTCTATCTGAACCATAGCCAAACGTGCCTTCAGTAACTGGCACTGAGCCTAGTGCAGCATCTGGTAGTGGTAACATTTTCACAGCATTGCCTGCATCAAATATACCAGTTGATAGAAACTTAAATTGTCTGTAGTTGCCGTCGGCATTTAACACACTAACGACAAGGTTAGAATCGAAGTTTCCTGCGGTAATTGTGCTTACTATTTCGCTTAGAAGAGTTGCTGATTTTTTAAACTCAGTTCCGTTGTAGCCTTCAAAAGTTATGATGCCTAGATCGTCTAAATTTTGCACAGCAATCCTGTTAGTACCAGAATATCTAGAACCTCTGATTCTTAATAAAGCATATGCGTCGCTGGCAAAACTTTCACCTTCAATGTTAACATATGATCCAAACCCAGTTTTTACTTCAAGCCCAGAGTTATTTACATCCAATACGAAACCGTTGGATGCGCCGGGTGATACTGTTATGTAATCTGCTGAGACCTTAGCCATTGCAGCGATATTATTTACGGTTAGATTATTTTCGACAGTTGCATCGGAACTGAATATTGCTGCCGGAGTAATTGTAATTGCTGAACTATCGGCACTGTCAATCAATGTTGTAAAGATATTTCCTGTAACATTGCCTGTAACATTGCCTGTAACATTACCTGAAACGTTACCTGTAACGTTGCCTAAAAGATTAGAGGTTATAAGATTTGCTAGGAAGTTGCCAGTGCCATCACGTGAGACAATGGTACCTCCAGTGTTAGCGTCGGTGGCTGTGGTTGCAGAGTTGGAAACTTTACCAGCTGTATTAATTGTAGACAATTTTGTGTCTACAATACTGCCTGCCAACATGGTGTTGGTAACAGTGCCGGTATCTGTGGTATACACACCGTTGGTAACTGACCCAGCATTTCCTGTGACGGTGCCTGTGACGTTACCTGTAAGATTGCCTGTGACATTACCTGTAAGATTGCCTGTGACATTACCTGTAACATTGCCTGTGACGTTACCTACAAACCCACCCTGTGCAGTTACAACTTCTGTGGTGGTATTTACAATAACCGTGCTGTCGTCGGCTACGATATTAACATTCAAATCCCCGCCGGGTATTCCGATCGCTGATCCACCAATGGTAGATCCTGCCGGTAGATTTACTGCTGTACCGGTGGCTGTGATAGTTGCAGCGCCTAGTTTAATACTAGATCCACTGAGATACAGATCTCTAAATCGATATGTAGCACTGCCTAGATCGTAAGAGACATCTGTATCTGGTATAATATCGCTGCCAACACTACCCGATAAATTGAATTTTCCTGTATTTCCGTCTATCAAAAGACTGCTGTCGTTGGCAACCACGGAGCCGTTGAATGATGCTGCTTTGATCACTCCTTGGTAATCTGATAAATTCACTGTGGCATTAACTTTATCTAAGGCATCGTCATAGACAAACGATATTGCACTATGTGTGCCATTAACCAGCATAGGTGCCACAGCATCTTTTGCCTGCTCATCGGTGTAGTCTGTAACTGGAACACCACCATTGGTAGTGCCATTACCTATGTATAATCTATTGGTATTTGTAACAAATATTAGCTCGCCCGCGGCCAAGGGCTGTGTCATTGCTGTTCTTTCAGCGTCTGTGCCCCTGCGAATCTGTAATGGCATATTTTTCTACTCCTGGAATTTTTCCTATCACAAGTATTTATGCCGCAGATATAAGAACATAGAGTCAAAAAAATAGCACCCGAAGGTGCTATTTTGCCCTTTTTATAAGCGCCGTAGGGCTGGCGCTAAAATAGGACTACGTCCTAATCTGCTATAGGCCCGTTTCCGGACTTGAACCCTATGCTACCACCTTCTTCTTCGATGCGTTTAATAACATCTTCAAACAAGATAGGAGCAAAATCAGGAGTTTGTTCCACACAAACACAGTGATAACGGGTATCAACTATGTCAGTGATCTTACCACCAAACCCGGGTAACATAACACGATTGGCATGTAAATGTCCGTGTATGTTAGTACCAAAACGACCCAACGATTCTGGGTGCAAAGGAATATGGCTCAAGATCATACCGTTCATAACGTGATATGCACGAAGTTCCCTAAAGTGTTGACGGTAATCGTCATCACGGAAGATATCGTGATTACCACGAATCAATACCTTGTCACCGTTTAACCTACGCATGATTCCCAATGCTTTACGGTTAATAACAACGTCTCCTAAATGGTAGACCTTGTCAGTGGGTTTGACTCTTTCGTTCCACGCCTTGACCATAGCTTCGTCCATTTCCTCAGCGGAGTCCCATGGGCGAAGTTTTGTAACTCCATCGTTACGTGTGAAGCGGCATACACCTGTGTGTCCAAAGTGCGTATCGCTTACTAAAAATACACTGGGCATATCTAACTCCTTTCTTTTTTAACTCGTCCGATGCGAGATGCTTTATTCCAATCGTATGCTACACCATCTGGGCATAGCCCATCCTTGACTGTGTCTACTCCAAATATACCGCAGGCTTCAAAGTCTGGACCTTTGATCGTCACAAACATACCAACGGTTTTGGCAAATGCCATTGCTTCGTTTAATGTGCTACAAGAGAACAACGGAAACAAATTCTTGCTGATTACTTTATAATTTTCTTTTTTCATACCATTATTATAGTATCAAAAAGAAACCCCGTCAACCAAAATCAACGGGGTGTTGTAGAAACGCCACACTCACCAGCTTTCCACTCCAGACACTTCAATAGATACTTTAGCAGGATAATCTGCTATTTCTGTCTCGTAGGTGAACGTAAGAATACTGCCAATACCAGAACTGTTATCTTGTTCTAGCGTAAAGTATTCTGTACCCACAGCTTCACAGATGTTTTTAATTTTGTTTAATTCAAATATATTTAATCTAATCATATGTCACCTTCTCTTTCTCTACGTGCTCTGCGTTCTGCGGCTAAGACAAAAACTTTTTCGTTGTCATTGGCCCACTCTATTTCCTTGGGGAGAATGATACCAAACTCAGTTGTTACACCATTGATGCTGTGAGGCTCATCGGGGTCGTAGGTCCAACCCAGGGCCTTCATCATGCGATGTTTGACCAGTAGGTTAGGACTGCGAAATACTTCAGTATCGCCGAATCCCAGCATTACACCAAGTTCGCAGACTGCCCCGCTGCGGCAAACACCAGCATGACAATGAACTATAACATTCATTCTCTGCTCTAATGCGTGTTGTAACAATCTAACAAGCTCGTTGGCCTGCTCTTGACTGCAACGCATGGCCTCGTCTAGGGCAAAGTCTTTTTCCTCAATGTCTAAGAATTTGAATTGATGAACTTCTTTGAAAGAATACTGAGGAGTAGGAAACTCTGTATCTGGATCAACAATCTGAATTAACATAGAGTTAACTCCAGCATCGATATGAAGTCCTTTTTTGATTTCGCCCAACCCTACGTTTTGAATCCATGGCATGATATTTTCCTTACAATCTATAGGTCACACGACCTTTAGTAAGATCGTATGGACTGACTTCAATTTTAACTCTATCGCCCAAGATAATTTTTATCTTGTGCTGTTTCAATTTACCGCTGGTGTAGCATACAAGTATGTTGGGCAGATTATCTACTTTGACTCTGAACATGTTGCCAGGCAACACTTCTTCAACTGCACCAGTTAATTCGATTAGATCACTTTTTGCCATTTTTCTTTGATTTTAATTGAGTGTCTGCCTTGTCTATGATTTGAAAAACCTTGTTGGCTAACACTCGTTCTTTGCTAAAGGCTTCTACTTCCCAAGG